CTCGTGGTCATTGTAGTCTATGATGTATTCTCTGTGGCAGACACTGTAAGTAAAGCAGATGGTGGCACGTTTGATGGCAATGTTACTATGGCAGGTACTATAACTGTTACAGGAAATGCTGACTTAAATGGTGACTTAGATGTAGATGGAACTACAAACTTAGATGCAGTAGATGTTGATGGTGCAGTTAACTTTGCAGCAGACGTAACTTTTGCAGATGGTGCAGATATAGTTACAGCTTCAGCAGGAACATCAAACTTCAGAGCAGGTGTCAATGCAGGTAACTCTATTGCAAGTGGGGGTAATTATAATACTGTAGTTGGAGATGAAGCAGGTACAGCTTTGACTACTGGTGATGGAAATGTAGCTGTTGGATTTGAAGCACTTAAAACAGAAGATGGACATGGAAAAAATGTTGCTATTGGTTATCAAGCATTAAAAACATTAAATGCAGGTGGAGATGGTTCAAACACAGCAGTTGGTTATCAAGCAGGATTATCAATAACAACAGGAAGTAGCCTTACTTTGATAGGTGCAAATGCTGGAGATGCTTTAACCACAGGAAACAATAATGTGGCAATTGGTGATTTTGCACTTTCATCTGAAATACAAGGTGATAAAAATGTAGCTATCGGTGGTGGCACATTACAAAATCAATCTAATTCTTCAGATGCAGATGCTTTTAATACAGCAGTTGGTTATCGTTCTGGAAATGCAATAACAACAGGAGCTAGAAATACTATTGTTGGTAGTCTTGCAGGAGATGCTCTTACTGACGCAGACAGAAATATTGCCATTGGTTATAACGCTATAGGTGCAGACACTCAAGGAAGTAGGGCTGTAGGAATAGGTTATGGAGCATTACAAAGTCAGAACTTTAGTTCAGCTACAGATAACTACAATGTGGGTGTTGGGTTCAATGCAGGTGGCTCAATATCAACAGGACTTTACAATACATTTCTTGGTGCACTTACAGGTGATTCTCTAAATGATGCAGATTATAATGTAGCAGTGGGTTATGGTGCATTAACAACTGATACTAAAGGTAGTAGGTCAACTGCTATTGGATATAATGCATTAAGTACACAAAACCTTACGTCATCTTCAGATAGTAACAATACAGCAGTTGGGTATAATGCAGGTTCTTCAATAACTGCAGGAACTTTGAATACGATAGTTGGAGCAAGTGCAGGTGATGCACTGCAAAATAGTGGGTTAAATACCTTAATTGGACAAGATGCAGGTACAGCTATGGATGCAGGTAAGAATACTTGTATTGGTCAGCAATCTGGCTCACTTATAACAAGTGGTGCAAGTAATACTATTATTGGTCGTTACAACGGTAATAGTAATAACGTAGACATAAGAACATCAAACAAGAATGTAGTGTTATCAGATGGCGATGGTAATGTTCTTTACCACATTGATAGTAATGCACAGCATAATCCTTACAGAGGTTCATCAAGTAGTAATGATAATATAATAAGTTTTCGTTCAAATGTTAATGGCACTAGAAACAGTAACTGTAATATCCAAGCTGATGGAGATATATTTAATTTAGGTGGTACTTATGGACAAATTTCAGACGAAACTTTAAAAGAAAATATTGTAGATGCTAATTCTCAATGGAATGATATTAAGGCATTACAAATTCGTAACTTTAGTTGGAAAGTAAACAATTTAGATGCACCAAATCAAATAGGTGTTATTGCTCAAGAAGTTCAAAAATCAGGAATGAATGGCTTAATTAAGGAGCAACAAGATGGAACTTTAGGAGTTAAATATTCAATATTATACACTAAAGCAGTCAAAGCACTACAAGAAGCTATGACAAGAATAGAAACATTAGAAGCAGACGTTAAAACACTAAAAGGCGAATAAAATGAGTAGAACAGCAGAAGAAATAGCAAAAGCACATAAGGCTTGTTTAGATGGAGCAGATACAATCAATGTTGTAATTGCTACTCATGCAAAAGGCAGTGATGCAACAGATGCAGACTTTGCACATGACATGACACATGACGAAAAGAAAGCAAGAGTTGAACGTAGTGTTGGTTATCTCAAGTATCAAAAGACATTGACTGATTGGGATAAAGAAGACTTTACAGTTATTGATAAAGCAATAACAGATGCAGACGCATTTACAGGTTA